TGTAGATGTAATAGGTCGGCTGAATTGTCCCGTATATCGAAGCTATCAGGATATTTAATGATTGCTTTATCGTTATATCCCTGCATCTTGTAAAAGAGTCTCCATATCTGCTCCTCTAGGTTTTCTAGTGCGCTTGCTTTCTCGGATAGCTTAGTATTTAACAGTTGAAACTCTGTTTGCAGTGCAACACCACTCTTCGCTTGTTTCTCTGTGGCTCTTACTGATCCCATATGAGTTATGCGATTGATAGCTTCTACCTTTTCGGATATAGACTGCATCACGCCCGATAGACTTGCCGCATTTGGTTGTAGCAGGTAAGGTTTTAACCCTCCGTCACTATCATCGTCAATATCAATTACTCCACCAGCTCCAGCACTTGCATCTGCACTCGCTGTCTTAACCAATGTTGGGTGGTTGGATATTCTAATCAACTGCTCTATCTCACTCAACTCTGAATAGATGGCTTTCTGATAATCTGCAACATCTGCAATGTCTGAAATACCTACTCCACGCTGTAATCCTCTGCTTGAATAAAGTGGAACAAGCGGAATCTCTTTTAAATTGTTAGCTATTGTTGATTCAAGTTTAGCCTCCTTTCCGTCAACCTTGTATACCAGAATCTCATCTCTAGTCCAGATTCTAACAGTCTCAGCATCTTCCATTACTTTTAAGTATGTGAGCATATATCTACCATTGACTGTTCTTTCAAAACGCCAATCTAAAATGTTGTTAGGCGTAATAACTGTCAGATATGGTCTAATCTCTAAATCCATCTCTTCGGCTCTAGTCTCCACCTCGACCAGAGGCTTATCAATCATCACCCAGCAATGCCCGAATACGCTACTCCAAACTGTCGCATCTCTCAATACTTGATTTAATGACTGCCCATCTAATCCTGCATCCCTGATAAAACTCTCAACTTCTGGTGTGTCTACTAATTCACGCTGAGGCGGTGTTCTCCAAATAAAAGAGTTATATATCTGAACAATATTTTTACAATGATTATCGCAGGGTGTGGATTTGATGCGAGCATTATATTCGTCATCTGTCTCTGCTAAGTATTGCGTTAGATATTTACCTGTCTTATATTGCGCCCCTCCCATATAGCTATCTAAATAATACTGCCATTGACTTTTATTATTATCATATAAGGTATGTACTTTTAAAATCTCTTCTTTATTCATTAACTCCACCTCTTTGGTTGGTTGATTGCTTTCTTGAATTTGATAGGATAACGCTTGCTTACATAATAACCAGCTCCATCTACAATATGATCTAGCCCAGATTCTTTATCTGGCACTCCATTTTTATCATAAACCTGCTGTTCTAGTGATACTGCTAAGTTAGGGCATTTATCTGTATTAACTCTATAATACCTATCTCCCGCAGGATTGCAAATCAATCTGTTAAAAGCCGCTACTCGATCTTTAACAAACGGGTTCTTTTTAGGCGCATCAATAGTAAACCCTGCATCCTTTAATAATCTTAAATCTGAAATAGAGGCGTTGACTGATTTAGTTGCACCACCTGATGCGTCAGGGTAGATTATTATAGTGTGACCTGTGTACTTTTCTTGCAGTATTTTAATCATTGATGGCGTATCTCTCACACCTGTTAACTCATCAACTGCTAGTGCTAGAGGTGATCTTTGTATATGCACTACTGCCGCACCATTATTCACATTGAAGTCCATTCCTATATGCAGTGGTTCTCCCTTTTGAATAGTTGCATCTGTACCGTTCAGCTCTCTGTCATAGTCAGGATATACGCTACCGCTGGTTAGATTAACAAACTCCCCCTCTATATACGCCTCTAGCAGTTGAGGAGGGTATGTCTCTCGCAGTAGATCAATGTAATTTTCTGGTAGGTGTGGATTGGAATATGTTGGAGCTTTAATTATTTGATAACTTTCAGTTGGGTTCTTGCCCCACTGCTCATACACAAACCTAAACCCCTCTGGTGTAGTTCCAACCGCTACTGTATTCTGACCAGCTTTCTTTTGTCTATTTCTCGCTATGATTTTAACCCAGCACTCTCTTGCTTTATTGATTGGCAGGGTATCTAGCTCGTCAACCATTGAATCAGTTACTTCGTAGCCCACTATGCGATCTGGGTTGTCTAAAGTTCTGAATATAATCTGCTTATTATTAACTTCTAAAATATGGTCTGACTTATTTAATTTATACGCCACTTTCAGATTGTCTAGTACTTCGATAAAGCGAGGATATGCGATTGTTTTAATCAGGTCATAAGTTGGCAAGTAATAAGCAATGTTTCCACCGTTGCCGAATATCAACTTCATTGTGCGCAGTATTAGAGCGTGTGATTTACCTGCCCCGTATCCTGCGACCATTGCAGGGAAAGGAGCTGTTGAATTAACTAGCTCCGTTTGAGGCTTTGTAGCTTTAGCTCTGATCTTCAACTACTTCAAACTCTGTTATCTCTGATATTTTAGCTGTAACTTCTTGCTTATCAGTCTGACCTAGCCAATTCTTGCCAAGCCACACTAGCATAGTAGTGTTGCCGCCCATTGCCTGTGAATACTGCACTCTTCGCAAGCTCGCCCTGCCAGAAGCTCCTTTTTGCTTGATCCACTCCGCACAAGGCGTATTATATTCACGCTTAACTGCTCGTTCAAGTGTGTCATAACTAAAACCTAAGATATTGGCTATCTCTTCACCCGTGCAATGGATACCGCATAGCTTCTCAACTTGCACCCAATCAATTTCAGTATATGGTCTACCGCCTTTGTCTTTAAGCTCTTGCATTGTGTATCTCTTTTGTTTGCATACTATTAAACTCTGCGCCTGTGTCTGCGTGTGTTGCTTGTTTGCCTGCATACTCTTGCCAGCGGTTTACTATTACATCGCAGTATTTAGGGTCCAGTTCCATTCCATAACATTTTCTATTTAGTTTCTCTGCTGCTATTAGAGTTGAGCCAGAGCCTAGGAATAGGTCAAGAACAATGTCAGCTTTATGATTTGATATTGCCCTCTCTGGTATTGCCACTGGCTTCTGTGTTGGGTGTAGCTTATTGATTCCGTCTTTATCAATTTCCCAAACCCTATTTTCTGTTGTACTTCCAATGAAATTAGTTTTAGTTCCTTTTGGCTTCCAAATAAGACACGGCTCGTAATTAAGTTTATATGAAGCACCCAATGCGCCATAACCTCCTTTTTTCTTCCAAATCAATAGAGCGACAATCTCACCATTCACATCATCAATACCACGGTATAAACCAAATGGCACGGTGTCAGCATAAAACATAAACACTACACCATTAGAAAACTCATTGGCTATTGCGACAGCTTCATAATACAAATCAACATCATCATTTTTAATCATCTCTCTTTGATTGCCAGATAATCCGTTTTTACCGTTTTGAAGTCCGCCAGTATAGCTAACACCATAAGGCGGGTCAGTAAAGCACATATCAGCCATTTGACCATTCATCAATAAAGCAACATCACCGCCATTGGTTGAATCACCACA